AAATACTTCCACTTGCGTTCCTTGATCTCTCTAAGAGCATCATCAGTAAACGCAACCTTGTAGTAAACTCCGTCATCTCTAGGATCAATGTCAAGAATATCCGCAGCGGATTGAGCGCCTTTAGCTCTATCAAGGCCATGCTCGAAATCGAGCATCAACTGCTGACCATAAGCACCTGCATCGAAATTAAGCTTAAGCTGCTGGCCGAACTGAGGAGTAATCTCAACTTTACCATACTCAGGGTGCTGCCACGTACTGTAGCGCCATGCTTGAATCCACTTGACGTTCTCGTTCTCCGAATCTTCTACCATACCCTCGGAGAATTTCACAGCAGAATGCATTCGTGGCTCGTTTGCATAAAGCGCACGCATATGCTTTACAGCATCTTCGTGGGTAGCGTGGCAACCTCCCTTGATAGGAGATGATGCGCCTTTTTTATAGACGCAATGCTTGTCGTCCTCCATTTTGATATCCCAAGGCATTAATACCCCCTCGGTCGCTTTTTCTTCTTATCTGCCATGTTATTCCGCTCCTTGTAGAGCTATTACTTGCTTTGCATGAACTTCGGCCAAGGTTTCGTTTAGATTCGCTGCAATTGGCGGTGTAGCTCTACGCCAACCATTCTTGATTGACAAGTCTTTAGCAGGATCATCATACACAGGCGAAGGACCACTCCCAGGTCTTGATCTTTGCCATGCAATGTTCTCTATATTAGCCAACCGACTCTGCTCCTGCATCAGTCTTTGTGTTGCCTGTGCCACTCTTGCGATTAGCAGGCTGAACTGCACCCTTACCATTTGGATTCGCAACGGGCACTACAGGTCTTGAGCCAATTAGGAAGGGCATATCAAGATTCTCTCGATACCAATTCTCTGAATCGTCATCCATCGTAAGCGCACCGGCAGTAATGAGATTGGCGTGCGCTGAAGCCCACATCTGAAGGTCTTTCGTCTCGCCAACGTTGCGAACTTTGACCTGTGGAAATTCTGTTGTATCAAAATTGTAGCCGACTAGCTTTGGAACGCAGTAAAGGTTGAGAACTGCACAGATATAGTCAGCAAAGTAGCGAACTGATTTCTGGAACATATCTACATGCGATCCTGAAGTAGCTCGACCTCCACCACCAGTCAAGCCGAGCATCAAGAACTGCGCGAGAACGTTCAGAAGAATGTGGCTATCGTGATGTTCGATAGAGGGCAAAATGTCAGACGCCTGACCTTCAGGACTAGCAAAAACGAATTTAAATCCAGGAGGAGTAACAAAGCCTGCTCTCTCATTAGTTCTAACGTTTGTAACCATTTCCCATGCAGCATCTACATCAGCTTTAGAGAAGCCCTCATTCTCAATCTCAATTCCAGGAAGACCAAGATGGTTGCGCTCATGTCCAATAGCATCAACCTTGTAGAGTTCCTTTTTAAAGTACCAAGGGTTGTATGCTGTGCGCAAAATTGACTTACCCTGCAAATCTCCACCTAGACCACCAAAGGTGAAAATAAGAAGCTGATCGACCTTAATCTCGACTTCCTCAACTTCACCCTCAGCACGTATCGCACTCTGCACTATGCTAAGTGGCCCACCATTATCGTCGTACTTGATTTCCTTGATAGTAAGAGCCGGCCTTGGAGCCAACTTCTTAAGCATTGTGTAATTCTTACGATTAGCCCCGCTCTTACGTGCTGCCCATTCTCGCGTCTCATACACTTGCTCAAGGACAGACCAGCCATCATTGAACATGCGGAGGATGTGTTCCATCGTAATTGGGAAAGGTGTAGCAGTACCCTCAAAAATGTTGAATTTAACGAACTCTGCGATATCTTTATTAATAGGTTTGCTATCGAAAGGCTGCACGAAGAACGTAGCACCCATGATAGGCGTCTTGATAGCCCGGAGTGAAACGTCTACAGTAACATCGCCATCTTCCATTTCCTTGAAGATACGAAGCTGCTGTGACCTAGAAGAGAATTGCGGAACAACGTCAGGAATCCTAACGGGCTGTGAAGACCCATGTTCCTTCATCGCTTCCGCAGGCGAAGCAACGATACCCTTAGCTTTGTAGCTAGTTCCCTTAGCTACCTTTCGGGGATCTTCCTGTAGAAATATCCGTCTAAGCGCCGATGCCATAGGGTATCGCTTTCGGGTTGTGTCTCAATTGAGAATGGTAGGTGAAGAACCTGTTTGCTTCTGTATCACCTGGGCGCATACCGTACACGGCGCTCAGGCTGTCTCTTGAGTACCCCAAGACGAAGTATTCGGCAAAGAAATAACGAAGCGCGTCGGCTCCATGATCGTCATAGTCCTTCTGACCTTCCTTAGCATTTTTTCCTTCGCGCTCAACATTAGACTGAAGATGGTCAAGCTGCCGAATAGTCTCAGTACAGGAACGATCGAAGAAGATTTTCGGCTTTCCATCAGCTTGAATCATCATCCATTGCTTGACTGCATCGATCCCCTGAATCCACTCACCCATACCACGCTGCACAGGTAATTGACGCCCGATGATCTTGGGGCCACTGAGAACCATATTGAGGGTACGGATAGCGTCAGGGTCGCGCGGATCACCAAATCTCCCATCTACGTGATGATGTTCAGGATTTTGTCTAGTCTGAATAGCTAGAGCATGTTCACTATTAGTCTTACGTCGAATTTGATATTCCCGCCAAACGTATACGTTGTCAGAGGGATCGACCATAATATCAAGACAAACGAAGGGATCGCTAAAGCCAAAGTCGAAAACCTGATAGTTCCTCCAAAATGGATTATACTCAATATCGATAACATGCGTATCTCTACTAAACTCATTGTAAATACGTCCTTCAATAGCTGTAAATTCCGCACAGTATTCTTGCAGCCAATGGAATTCCGGAATCTTCCTCTTTAGTTCTTGAATATCAGGATCTTTCAAACCTTTGGGGAAGATTGCAGCATTATCCCAAGTAGGAAAACGCCAAGACTCAATATAGGGGAAATTAGAATCTTTACCCATTAACCACAATCCTTCATACCAATTGTGGCCTCTAGGAGTAGAAGGAAAATCACATGTTCCGCGCTTATCTAGCAACGCCGGCTCAATGTACATTTCCCATGTATCCTTCTTGTGCAAGGCGGCTTCCGACATGATACAACTATCAAGACCTTCACCAACAAGGGAATCTTGCTTTTCTGCCGACCTCACTTCAAGGATAGTATTCCAAGGCATCTGAATTCTCATACTACCTTGTTCTACATTGTAAGATTTCTTTACACCCTTTAGAGTATGAAGCCCAAGCTTACGAAACAAGTCATCGAATACTACTCTAAACTCTTTCTCGCCAAGAGCATAGGTCGGCCCTACAATCCAATGGTGAGTATCAGGAACGAACATACGAGCAGTCATACTATGGCCTGTCATTGCAGACTTTCCAAAACGCCGCCCACAGCAGGGGATTTTGTAGCGTGCTTGAGACTGATGGTACAGTTGTTGCCCCGGATGGGGCTTGTAGCCAAGCTCTTTAAAAAGCGTATCCTGTGAAATATTGAGTTCAGTCATCGACGCGAATCTTGAATGGGCCTAGACGTGGAATTTCAGGTGCCAACGTAAACTTGATGAAGATGTTATAATCACCTTCAGGAATGAGATCAGCCACGGGCATACCACCTGTGATATTGGTATCGATCAAAGGTAGGGCAATCATGCCATCATTGATAGCTGCAACACCTGTTAGTATTACCGTTTCGGCCTCATCATCTTTATTGAGGTCAAAAACCAATCCAAGTCCAGTGAGACTAGTCAACGGCGGATTGCCGACTACTTGCGTAACTTTGATCGGTACATACTCCTTAGTACCTTTTGTTAGCGTAACCATCTCTTCCAGTACCTCCCTTCCCATTTACGTCCGAACATGGCTTCCCACAACTTAATTTCTTGTGCAGTCCACATATTACCTATATCCCCTACCCACATTCTACCGATCAAAATTCCTGCAAGAACGTGGAATTCTGTTGGAATGAAGACCGGCAGAAGTATAGACATAGGTAGCGTCTGCTTTTGGACAGGATCATGTGCATGAATGAATCGAGTAAGCAGCGGATACGGTAGATTGTCAGGCGTGATAAGGATTGCATCCGGCTGCATAACCTTCTGGATTGGATCAAATGCGATCGTATAGCGCAACAGGGGGTCAGGAGCGAAGTCCCTGGTAACAAGAACACTTCTAGGCTTGACAAGCTGAAGAAGATCGTGCGCAATCGTCGCTCGAATACCCAACGGGTATGGAGTACGAGTAATATCAGCCAGGAGTGAATAAGGTTGTACCTTCTGTGCATATTCAAACGCGCTGATTCTTCGAGTTAGAAGCGGGTCAGGAGCATAGTCACTGACAATGAGAATGCTCTTACCCCCGACTTTCTGCTCCGTCGTGTGCGCCGAAATGCGGCGGGTGACGAGAGGATCAACCCCCACCACAACAATCGGGTAGGGAGTAGCTGAATATGGCTGTTGTTCCTTCTGCGTGAGACTATGAGCTTCAATATAGCGAAGGAGTGGATCAGGCGCTCTATCTCGGCTCGAAAGAATCGAGAGAGCAGCCATTTGTTTTTGAGCTAGATCAATTGCACTTATACGCCTTGTGACTAGGGGTTCGGGTAGAACCTCTTGCCGCGCTAGAAGGCTTAGAGCTTGCATAGACTTAGGAGTAAGATCGAAGGCTTGAATCCGCCTAGTCAATAGTGGATCAAATTGAACGAAGACATCAGCGTATGCCAAATTACTATACGGCTGCATAGTTTTCTGTTCAAGATCAAATGCAATAGCTTTAAGTAGAAGCCTGAAGGGTTTGCGCTCTGG